GCTGATTGCTTGATCTGCGTTTTCAAATTGTATACGCCCGCTTGACATATCCTCCAGCATGGCATTAAAGCCTAATTGTTCTTTAGTGCCAATATTCGGAGTTGTCATTTTCTCTGTAAGTTCGGTTAATCGTTCCAAATCTGTAGGATCAGCCTCTGTGCTTTCGGAAATCTTTAATGCTAGTTCATCGGCTTCTTTTTTTATAGAAGCAAGGCTTGCATTGCCCATACTTTCTAACAGATAGAATTTTCCTGCCATTTCATCAACGTCTATCCCCAACTGCTCGGCAAATGTATGAAAAGTGTCCTTTAGAGAATTGACAATGCCCTGTGTTCCTATGCCCAAACTATCCGAGACACCTTTTTCTATTGTTTCCAAGTTGCTTACAAGCGCTGCTGCGTCTTCGGCTGTCATACTTTCGCCTAAAGTCAAATATTTTCCTGTTAGGTTATTGATTTCCGTTGCCGCGCTGCTTATTTTGCTCTCATTATCCTCAAACGCTTTGGTATTTGCAAGAATATCGTCATAATGCCCTGTTATCTCGGAAAAATAGCTCTTAAATCCGTCTGTTAATCCCGACAATCGAGCACCGCCGTTGCTTGCATATGTTATTGAATTATTAAGAGCGTCGTCAAACGCTTTCATATTTTCTATATTACCAACAATAACCCCAGCCAAAGCTCCGAGCCCCGCTACTACACCTGTGATAACTGCACCGACGGGATTTCCCATAGCGATAAATGCCGAAAGAGCTATGCCTGCAACGCCTACTCCCGCTTTTACCAAGTTGAAATTATTTGCCAAGTCTCCCGTTTTGGTAACAAGGTTCTTAATGCCGTTGAACAGCAGCATTCCCGACGTAGCCCCTGCCGCAAGACCGCCCGCAATGCCCGTGAACGTTTTCGCGCCGTTCAGACCTATGAACTTTTTCATACCGTCGTATAAATTGCCGATAGACGTTATAAAGCCGCCTATTTTAGAAGTGCCGAACGCAATGGCAATGCCCGTGCCGAAACTTTCAAGCCACGGCAATGCGTTGTTTACAAAATTTTTAAGCGAATTATACGCCTTGTCAGTGCTCTCCTCCAGTCCGCCGAGGAAGTCATATGACGGCAGATCGATGTTGAGGTCGTACATATTCCCGAGCCCTGTACTGCCTGTGTCCTTTTCGCCGCCGATAATGTTAAGCTGATCTATGCTTGACAGCGTACCCTTGAACTCCTTAGCCGCCTTTGTGGCGCTGTCAAAGCTCGAGCTTACGCCCTTGTTGCTGTCCGCTATAAGATCGCCGTAGTCAAACTTCGGTATCTCAAAGCCGAGGAAGTCCGCTATTTTCTGCGCGCCCTCTGTAAGCAGCTTGACAAACGCCGTTACCCACGGCAGCGCCGCGCTGATTATCGGCATAAGCCCGTTACCTATCGCGCGTTTCAGTTGGTCTATGCGCTGCTCGAATATTCTCATTTGGTTCGCGGGGCTTTCAAGCGTTCGCGCCATATCGCCCATAGCGTTCTTGGACTGCTCCATTATCGCCAGATAGCGTATTTGTGACTTTTGAGCCTGTGACATATTGGTTAAGCTGTCCGTTATGCCGTGGTTAAACGCGACCTGTTTCAATGTGCTTTCGTCAAGGGCATAGCCCAGACTGCGCAAAGGCATAATTTCTCCGCTTATACCGCTTTGGAGCTTTTGCATTGCGCTTTCTACGGAGATATTATAGAAGCTGGATATCCTAAATACCGCTCGTTTCCGAGTACTTTAACACCGCTCTTGGCGGTCGGAGTAGACCATATCATCACCCTCTTGCGAGGGGCAAGGCACTTCGCAACAACGAATTTCACGTTAAAGCTACTCTCTTTCGAGATGGTCGTTACACTTTCCCTGTAAAGGGCTTAGCACGGGATTGTCCTTGTTAAACATACTTAACATTAGGGTTTCCCCCGTTAGCACGGCAATTAAGCCGCACACCCTACATTTGTAGGTTCACCTTGTTTTTCAATGTGGATTGCTCCACAAAGCGACAATCTTTTATCGAAACCCAACTGCGTCAAATTCTGCGACATCAAGTTCGCCTTATCCTCGACCACGCCGAAGCCCGAAGCTATCTGCTTGAAATAGCCTTGATTTTGTATCCATTGCGAAACGTCGATACCCATAAGCTCGTTTACTCTGTTCGCGAAGTTCAGAGCCTCGTCGGCGGCGCTGCCCATTGATACCGAGAAAAGGTTCATATTCTCAACAAACATATTCGAGCTTTCGATCATACCGCCGAACAGGCTTTTTATTCGCCGTGATACCGCGACAATGCTGCCTATGCTTAAAAGGTTCTTTATCCTGTTCAAAAGCTGATTGGTGCTGCTGCCCGCGACCTGTGTCGCGTTATTATAGTTTATCAGACCCGCGACCGCGTTTTGTATCGGCTGAGGCAAAGCGCCCACGGCATTCGCCATACGCTCTATCTCCAATGTCAGCGGAGATATCGCCGTTGCCACCGTCTGTATCTGCGAAGCGAACGTTCCCATGTCCATGCTTGACAGCGCGGCGCTTATTTCGGGCAGCTTTTTCAGCGAGTTTATAAAGCTCGACAGATTTGTCTTTCCGAGCGTTTCAAGCGGTTTTAACGCGCTTGTAAGCTCTTGTATCTTAATAGCCATTGCGGACATATCTACCGCCGTTATGCCTGCCGCCACACCGTTTAACTGTGAGAGCGACCGCGCAGTGCTCGAAAGATCGGGTAATTGCGGGATATTTGAAAGCGATTGCAGTGACCCTACAAGCCTTGATAAAGACATACGCTGTCCTATTGATACAGAGGGCACGCCTGTGACTGTATTTGCTATACGTGTCAAATTTCTCATTTGTGAAGCTGTGCTCGACAAATCAGGTATCTGCGGAGCGTTTGCAATCGATTGCAAAGCCGTGCCCAGACCCGTCAGCGTTTGGAGCTGCCCCGACGATATCGACGGCAGATTTGCGACCGCGTTTCCGATCTTGGTTAAGTCTTTCATTTGCGCGGCCGCGCCCGACAGATTACCGCCTACCGCGATATTCCCGATCTTGTTGAGCGCTTCTGCCACTGCGGTCAGTTTGCCAGTATCTACGCTGTCAAAGCCTTTCGCCGCTAACGCTATCTTCTCCAATGACTTAGCCACAGAGGACGCGCCCTGTAAGCCGCCCTGTGTCGCCGCTTTGAGTTTATTAAGTTTCTCTTCGAGCTTGTCAACCGCGTCCATTGCGGAAGCGGACGTTACCTGAAAATCAATTGACAGGCTTTTAATGTTCAGATCATTCGCCATTTTTCTGTTCGTCTCCTCCCATCATTGCAAGGAAGAACTGATATGTCTTGTCGCGGAGCTTCTGTTCCTCGCCAATCCGCATTTCTTCCTCGTCCTTATAAAATTTAATAGGCTTTTCGTGATACGGAGCTGCTTTTGTACCTCTTTTGGCAAAGGTGTGGTATATCGGGTGTACCGCGCAAAGAGCGTCATAAATGTACCGCCCTTGCAGCCAAGCCGAATAGTTTATCATTTCCCTCTCGTGCTCGATACGTTTCTCATACGCCTTTCTGTACGCCGCACACAAAGAGGGGTCTTGCTCCCAAAACCCCTCCGCTGTCATTCCCATATTGAGATACATCGGGAAAACCCTTTCAAAAAGCTCTCCGAGGCTTTCCCGAATATCATTTTTCCGTGGACGGTTATGCTCCGTTATGTCTCCGTCCACTTGATAAGATTTTCGTTACCCTCCTCAGCGTCATCGGACTTTCCGAGAAGCGTCTCATAAGTCTTGCGGTACTCCTTGACAAGCGCCGTTACAAAGCCGTCCTTGTCTGCGATGTTCTCGTAAACCTCGTCGATCTGGTCATCGCGCATATGCCTGTGGTTCATCTGAAAAGCACCCTGAACAAGCAGCGGTATCACAATATTCGGCTTGTCCGTAATCTCGCCGATCACAAACCCCGCTTTCTCGATTGCCGCCGCGCTCTTTCTGTTAAACCCGAGGGAATACTTCTTGCCGCCGTAAGTAAATTCAACCATAATAAAATCCTCCTGTATGTCATTTAAATTTCTGCCGTTATCAGGTCAAGCTCGATACGCTCGCGCCGCTCCAAGCTACGATTTCGTGAGCAGCCTCCATCTGAACTTCGCCGATCTTGGTCATATATACCGTAGTGCTCAAAACATTACCCACACCTACGCCCGGCACGCCCAAAGGAGACGGCTCGACCGGGAAGAAAAATGCGTCCGAAATGCCGGGGAACACTATGGTTACCCACATGCGCTTACCGGACTCCTTGCCCGAATTATATTTGCTCATAACGTCTTTCCATTGACTTTTAAGGGTCTCGGTATAATTCACCGTGAAGCCTGTAGCGGACGGCAGCGCCTTAAGCCCCGGTACGCCGACGCGTTCCGTAAGCTCGTCCAGCGTAGTTGTATCGATCATTTCGGGGCTTTCGTTCATCTCGGGGATATCCGAAACGCCCGAAAGATGAGTATAAGAACCCGACGGCATTGTCCCAGCCGTAGTTTCAAACGCATATCCGACTGCCACTCCCGCGCTCGCCAGGTCTATTCGCGGTGTTCTTTCGATATCTGCCATATGTAATAAATTACCTCCTGTGTAGATTTATCCCGCGTATACGATCCTATCTTTGCCGATTATCCCCGTGAACCTCATAGTAATGCGGTATATAGACATATCCGCGAGGTTTGGCGTGGGCTCGCACATCGTGCGGTTAAACCCTATCGACTGCATAAGATCGGATACTGTGTTTCTGATTTCCTGCGCCTGTTGTTCCTTGTTATTCTTATCGTTGGTGTAAATGTCCATTTGGATCATCACACTGACGTGGTTTTCAAGGCATGAATCTCTTGTTCGCTGATAGGTCACATTGCGCTTTTGAACAATGCTTACAGCGGGGAAAACGGGCGGCGCTGCCGTTTCCGACTTTGCGGTGTATATCTTGGGAAATTTATTTCGGAGAGAATATGTAAGCCAACTGAAAATCTCGTCAAAAAAATCAAGCATTGACCTTTATCCCCCTTATTAAATCCTTTAGCTTTTCTGCGGTATTGTACATAAACGGACGCGAGGCTTGTCCCTGCGTAAAATGCATTTTACCGTCGTCGCCCGGATAGAACCAGCCGAGAGTACCGTCAGGCAGCGTGACATAGTGAGTGCCTCCCAGATACTTATACGCGGTCTTTGACATGGCTTGTCCGACATATCCCGCCTTGTTGCCAGGCACACCCGTGCCGAATTCCACAAACACGGCATAATCTGTATCAACCTTGATAACACCCTTGTTTGTCTGCAGGTCGGTATAGCCGTTTAAGCTCTGCAACAGCTTTCCCGTGTCGTAAATATCAAGAGATATTATCTCGGCGGTACAAATATCAATGCCCTCTTCCATAAGCGCAGAAACGATATTCTGCGCCTGTTTCCGGAGGTTTTGCTTATATTGCCGAACTCCGCGTATCAACTCGTTTATACCTTGTACGCTTAACTTAGCCGTTAGTTTCATTCCCTACTTCCACCCTTTTCAGTGCAAACACCGCTATATTATTGCTCACGGCTTTCCGCGCTACGATATAATTATGCGGTTTGGGCGGTTTTGTGCCGTCAAGCCAGACGATGGAACTTTCGTCCATATCTATGTCGGTCTGCCGCGTCACGATCACTCGGTCATATTCCAACAGATTGCCGAACATCTCCGCCTCTGCCGAGCCCTTGTTTGCGGATACGTTTGCCCGAGCCGAGAATGTCTCGGAATATTCGGGGAACGTACCCAACAAAAGCCCCTTGTCGTCCGTCTTGTCCTTATAACCTACGAAGTTCTGCCAATAAAACGTGTTTTTTAGGCGGCTCAGCATACGCACATACCACCCGCCACCGACAGCAGCCATTCGGGAGTTTCTTTCCACGAGACGGAAACACCGTTCTCCGAAGTCGAGGAATACCCCTCCGCGCCGATCTTACCCAGATACCACACCGCACCCTCCAACACATTCATCTTGTACTTTATGGGATAAATCGCGGTGGTGTTCTCGGGCTTGAATCCGCAGCGGCTATTTACCGCCGATATAGCATAGGTAAGCGCATAACGCAGCTTTGCGTCCTTATCGACCCAGTATTCGAGGTCGGTATCGGCAATTCTGTCCTTGAGAATTTGAACCAGCATATCAAACATTGCGCTCACCCCGCTTTCTTGAAAGCTTTCTTTGCTCTTCGAGCTTGTCCTCCTCGTGAGGCTCCTCGGGCAAGTCGGTATCAGACTTGCCTTTGGATATGATAACGGTGTTAGCCATTACCCTCGGTACTTCGATCTCGTCGCCGCGCTTATACAGCACGTTATTGTAAATGATACCGCACAACGCCCTGACTTTCACTGTTAATCACCCTTTCGTTATGCGTCGACCTTCATCTCATAAACCTCGTTCATTCTCGGATATGTAGGCAGCACGATCATAGACGCGATAATCGCTGTTCTTACGGGCACCGTGCTGGTGTATTCTGTAGTAAGGGCTATACCTGTTTCAACAACGCTTACATTTGCCATGGGATTACCGCCGAGGTCGTATTCTTCGGGAGTTACCGCAAACACTCTATCGCCGAGAAGTCCGTCAGGTATGAGGGTAACAACCTTATCGGGATAGAAATTCTTAGCCTTACCGCCCTCCGTGTCAGTGTAAATGCCGTTGTATATGATAGGACGAATGCCCGTAAGCTCCTCCATAATGGACTTGGTAACGGTTTCGGTCATATAGATATTCGCCGTAACGTTCTGTGATAGAACCGCGTCTTTGATCTGCTTCGAAGCCATGAGCTCATTAAAGGTCTTCTGTGACATGATTGCATAACGGAGACGCGTACCTTTAAGGCTCGCCTCTTTGACGACCGCATTTATATTGTCAATAGGCAAAGACGATGAAGCAGACGACCACGGAGTGGACGACACATCAACAAAGTTAGAGCCGTACCATTTCTCCTGCGGGTCATAATTGTACGCATAATTTGCGCCGTTGCCCGCAATAGAGATTTTAGGCTTTCCGTCGGGTGGTGCGAGAAGCTGCCAGATCATTCGTTCAGGTACGACCAGAGCACCGCGGATAAGGTTATTAGCGTCATCAAAAATACGTTTGAGCACATCTCTTACGTACTGATCACCGAGCGCCTCCGCGTTATGAAGGTCGCGCCTATCCTTTTCCGTAAGCTGAAATCCCTCGCGAAACAGAGGCATTTCTGTCTCTATTTTAGAAACGCTACCACGGCTTCTCAGCGCCACTTCCGCATCGAACGCTGCGGGGGCAAGCGATACAGGCAGATTGCCCTCGCCCTTTATCCAGCTCAAATCAAGCGAAATCTGCTTCTTTGTGCCAAAAAGAGAACTGCCAAGATACTGACTTGCATCGGAGTTTACGTTTGCTTCCTGCCATGCCGCGGCAAGGTATTTAGGGGTTACTAATTCGGAAAATGCCATATTTTAGTCCTCCTCCTTGTTTTCAACAAATATGAGCGTGGGGTAATAATCCGCCGAAGACGTTTTCTCCTCCGTCAGCTTGGTTGCGTCAACAAAGCCGAATACTACCACTGCGCCATTGGGATTATCCGCCACAACGACATCGTTAAGACAGATACCGACGTGTTTATTTCCGAGACCGTCGGTGATCTCTACGGGCGTGCCCGATTTTGTATCGGCAGTAAAAACATGCTGTATGTCGAGATGATTTGGCGAAGCCAAAAACTCATGACGACCGCCGATTTGTCCGCTTTCTTCAAATTTCACTTAAAATCCTCCTTCTGTTAATTCAGAACCATTTTGACTTTTCCAACGGAATGCTCTGATCGGGCTTGGCAATGCTTTTAACAAGCTCCATACCCGCGTCGGGCTTTTCCGCCGTGCTGCCGCCGCTGACGTTCACGCCGCTCGGCGAACCTTTTTCAAGTATCTCGCGCCTTACCCGTGCCTCGGTGTCCTTTGCGTTAGCGGTAAGCGCGTCTTTTATGACTGAGACAATAATTTCGGATTCATTCTCAATGATTGCCTTTGACAGTTTCTGAGATATTTCTGCGGATATCCCTGCCGCTGTCAGCGCGCTTTCGGTCTTTAGCCGGGCAAGCTCATTCCGCGCTTCTTTCAGTTCTTGCAGCGTCTCACTCTGTTCCGCCGCCGCTTTCTCGTCGTCGGTCATCTTAGCCGCAAGCTCTGCCTTAAGGCGCTTGTTTTCCTTGTTCATCTCCGAGATCTTCTTGTCGAACAACTCTTTCGATACGACCTTTTCCGCGGGCGCTGCTGCACCCTCTGCCGCTCCGGCATTCTCTGTTGAAGCTGCCGCCGTCTGCTGCTGTTCGTTTGCCGTTGTTGCGGTGTTCTTTGTTTCATCAGCCATAAAAATTCCTCCTGTTTTGTGTTTTAACTTCTCTGTTGTGAATTTTGGGTTTTAACGACTTCTCTGTCTATTCAAGCGGAGAAACCGCTTATAAACGAAAAAAGAGCCTTATCGCAAAACACATAAAAGTGCTTTCGCAATAAGGCTCACAGGCTCACACGGCGCGGATTTAAAGCAAATAAATCATATATCGCTGTACGCGCCGTAACTATTCAATTAACAGGAAACGTTTATAACGTTTCCGAATTCTCTTTCTACACATGGTAGACGAGCTATGTGATTTTTCACACTCCGACCAGCGGATAACACAATATTGTGCTTGGTTGCGGCAGTCGGATTTGAACCGACGTTCGAGATACTCACTTCTCACCGCAAGATAATTCCGATACTAAGACTACTAACTTCTCGGACAATAGGGTCGAATTATGCCCCATTGAGTTTTGGCGGTTAGCTATGCCGCCCTTGTTGAGGATATCGCTCAACAATCGACCTTGCTTTTAATGCGAATTTCCACATTCCTCCCGCACTGTCGGCATTTGAGATAAACCCTGTCGGCAATTGCGCCAACGGTATACTTTATCAACTTACGCCCGCAATGAGGACAGAAATACCACTTCTTTTTATTGGTATCTTTTGCTGACATTAATTTCCCCCTCGTTCTGATTTTCCGTCACCTCGGGATTATTGTACATCTGCAGTTCATCAATTCTTTAAGCGGCGGACCGTATGTAACGTCTCCCGGAAACATCATTCTATACCCGCCCACAATGAACGGCTCGTTTATCGGTATACACTTACCGTTCATGATAGCGTGAGAAAGACGTTCTTTTCCGTCCATAACGGTATGCCACTCCTTATATCTGTAACCGCGCCGCTTAATCTCCTCGAACATCTCACAGCCGCAAAGCGAATTGGTAACGCTCCGCGCTGCCGTTTCGGCGCGAGCCGGAGCAAACAGCCATGCAGAAAGCGCAATTATCTCGGCTATATCGTCGGTTTCGCTTATATACTTACGAAGCCGCCGCTCCGATACGGGGAGCATTTTATTAAAGTTATCGCGCTCCCGCGCGTCAAACTGACGCGCAAACGGACTATTGCTTGTAAGAGCCTCGGCGGTCGTTCCGTCGTATATAATATTCAACCTGTCGGAGAAATCGCCGTAATTGCTCATAAAATCCTCAAATGACTTTCTGAGCTCGCCGCCCATACGTTGAAAAAGCTCTATAAGCTCTATCTCGGTATAGGTGCATATTTTCACACGGCGCTTTATCTCTTGCTTGGACAGACCCCGCATTTTGGAGAAATAACGTTTATTTCTCCGCTCAAGCAGTATTCTCTGTTCCATTCAACTCCACATCCAAATCGGACTCATCCTCCTCGGTATTAACCATACGCTCTGCTACCCCTGTAACGTCGTTGGTGATATTCGTAAAGTAAAGAACGTCCTCGTTGCACATTCCCGCTTGCTGGAAATTCAACATGGCCTGAGATTTCGTGAGAATATTATCACGGTTAGCCCGTGTTATATCAACGTCAACGTCCGCGGCTGTCATGCCTTCGGGGATATGGATCTCATTCTCCGCTTTCAAAATATTGAAAACTATCTCCAAAAGCTGTTTCTGTGCTTCCTCAACGAAAATAGTCTTTTCGTTGGCCACCGCGTCCTTATCGCTCTGGCCTGTGCGGATATCCTCAGAAACCCCCGTAGAGCTTGCCGTGTTCTCGGTATCGCGGTCGGGTATACCCGTCACGAATTTCAACGCGCTCTCCATGCTTGTACGGAGCTGCTGCACTGATGTACCGTCAAGCGACGGGTGTATGAAGTTCGCGCTCTGGTTTGTTCCCGCAGGACATCTGAACGCCAATATGCTGCCGTGAGCATAGTCTTTGTTCTTTACCTCGTCAGGGTCAACGCCGAGAAGCACCAAATAAGACTTTACAACATCCTGAATATTGTTTACGCAGTCGCTCATAACCGAATTGATACCATTCAGCAGTGTGATCGCAACCTCAAAGTCACCCATCCTCATTGTGTTGTTAGGCACTTCAATAATGGGAACAGCCCCGAGCGCGTGAACCTCTTTCTTAAGGATATCGTTCTTGTTATCCACTTCGTACAGATTGGCAGACGTGAAAATGCACTTCTTTTCGCCATACTCAATAACGCCGTAAACAGGTCTGTATATATCAAATGCGGAGTAGACCACATACGCGCTCCACGGGCACACGTTCTGTATCATAAAAGGAACGCCGCGCCGCTTGTCCTTATCGTAATTCACATACAAATAAGCGTGACCGCATACCGACTGATACCATTTCATTTCCTGAACGGCGGCGTTACCCGACTTCATCATCATCATTTTGTTAAGAACAGTGACGAAATTTCTGTATTTGGTGTTATCCGAGCGCGAAAGGTATTTAATCCCTTTCGGGAACGTATATGCCGACAAGTTTCTTGATATTGCCGCCGCATAGTTCACTACAATGCGGTTATTCGACGACGCTCCCTCGGAATCGTCTACACGGTTAAGGATAGGCTGAACATTCCGCGCATAATCCCAAAGCCATTTGGCAGCGGTAAAATTATACTCTTTTGCGGTCTGCTTGTTGATATCCTTCAATATATCATTTATATCCTCCGAACCGGAAAGCTCCGTTACAAGGCGCGTTCTGCCTGTCAGAAGATAATTTCCCCGAATATCGCAACTAAGACTTGAAAAATCCTGTATCAACGAACTCTCAGCCTCCTTTTACCTTTGCGCGGTATGATCGCCACGCTCGGACCCATTTCCTTTGTACGCTTCATCTCCGCCAGCATTGCCAGACTGTCCGCCGCGTCGTCATGCTTGTTTTTCCCGTTTATATTGAACCTCTCCAGTTCCTTGATAAATCTGTCATAATCACTGCCGGGGCGATACAGACTTCGGTGCAGAAAATAGAAATTATTGATAACAGGCTCGAATTGCTCAATACGAAGCAATTTATTTGTTTTTGCCCGCTGCGTGAAAATTCTTGTATTGGTTTCGCCCATAACACCCATTCGGATATCGTTGGCGTAAACCTCGCCGCCCGCGTTCTCCTCAAATTTGGCAAAATTCGGTTGGTGCTTTATGAGAAACGCCATAACCAATGGTTCTGTAACTGTATATCCCTCTTTTCGGAATACCACATCGGGAATATACACATCATCGCCGTACTGATATGCCACAGGCGCGGAAAGGTTATCCGATCCCGAATATGCAACGTCACATGCCACATATATCAGATCGGGATCTCCGGGCGGCAATTCCTTGTAACGCTTAAGGTCTGTAAACATCAGTCCCTCGCGGTCAAGCGGGTTTTGCTGGAAAACACACTCAAACGCTATCTCGGACATATTGTTCTTTATTTCCTCAAAGTGCTCCCTTGTCATGGGGTTCACGTTGTACATGAAATTGCTCTCGCCATTCTCGTCCAATGCGGGACGCTTGATAAACTTGGCGCGCGGGTTGTTCTCCTTTGCCGTTTCCATGACCGCCAAAGGGTCCTTTGTCGCAAATCTCGTCGCTATCATAAGTTCGCGGACGCTTCCATTTGCGCGGCGCTGTCTTATATCTCCCGTATACTTTTCAACGGCATTAGCCACTCTGTCGGGATTAGCCGCCTCCATTACCGAGGCGATAAGGTCGTCGCAGTACAAGAGCCACGAACAGTTGATAACGCCCGCCATATTACTGTCGATACCCGCAAAATAGAGGGTCTTATAGCCGTTGTCGCGTTTCTTGGGTATAAGGTCTATCCAGTTATCCTCAGACGAGCTTTCAACCGACAGTCCCGGGAAAATCTGCTTGTATGCTTCGGTATTGACGATTTTCAAGATATCGTTCATTACCTTGCGGCACATTTTCAGAGAGTGCGACGCAAAGAAGCAGCTCTCGTCCGGGTGACGGCCGATAACCCATGCCAGAAAGCGGGTCCCGAGCGCGGTCTTGTATGTACGCGGCGGCGCTGAAATACCGAGCATATCATACCCGCCGTCCTCGAGCTTCTGAAGCTCTTTAACGTCGTCGCGGATAATGTTCTTCCGAGTGCCGTAGAAACGGCTTTCGGGGTCTTGCTGAAGCTCCGTAGCAATAAGGAAGTACTCAAAGTTATCATAAGCGAGAACACAGTACGCGTCATTCATAGCCCTGTTGAGAGCTGCCCTTTCGGACGCGCCTGCTTTTCCGACCTCCTCAGAACGCTTTTTAAGTTCCCTCAGGATCTGTTTCCAGCATTCTTTTTCTTTTTCAGCGTCGCCGAGGGTATAGTAGGAAATAGCCATTCGGCGGTACGCGCCCACCGTATCAACGATATCAACGCGGTACTCCTCACCGTTTTTCTTGACTTTATTAGGGTGCAGCAGTTCCTCGCACTTTTTCAGCGTATATTCCGCCTCTTGCCGACGCAAATCGTTGAACTCAGCCATGTCGGACGAAGCCCGGGTATTCCCCTCATTAACAAGATTTGATCTACGTTTAGCTATGTTCTCCTCTCCCCTGACAACAATAACAATTGCAACAATAATACAATAATTTGTACTTTAAAGGTCATATTGTCCCTTAACTATATATTAACACGAATTACTGCATTTGTCAAGGGATTTATGATACTTTTTTACTCGTAAAAAAAGCGCCCGATTTCTCGGACGCTTAATTTTCAATATCCCGCGGCGATCAACATACCAACATCTTTAATAACCTTCTCGATTGCGGCAACGTGATCGTAACGCTTACAGCTTTCATTGTGTTCCTTTACGTAACGAAGCACCTCAAGGGCGACAATAGCGTCGTCGGTGGTGACGCATCTCGGCTTGCGGTTGGCTGTGACGGGTTCAGCTTCTGCTGTGGGCAGCGCTCTCTTTTCCTCGATCATCGGCGGCGCGTTGTCGGCACAGCCATAGTAGCTTACCAGTTTGTCTACCGCCGATTTCGTCATGACGACCAAAGAGCCGTACTTTCTGCCGATTTCGGGATTTTCGAGCCTAAATTCCGCGAGTTCTGCGCGCTTCAGAAGATAATACTCGGTATTCCGCTTACAGTATTTCTCCACAAAGCACCGTGCCGTGTCCGGGATTATTCCCGTGAAGTACGCGAAGTCATTTATTGTGATAACGGGCACTCCGCGCCACGTCTTCGCAAAGTAGCGGTATCCCATTGCTCCAAGCGTGAGCCTGAGCTGTTCGTGCCGCGGATTTGTGTTCCCTCGGAAGTAGCTGTTCACAAGCTCGCGCTGAACCTTCCAAGCAAGATCGTCGGTGAATGATTTTGCGAGCATTAGGTAGCCGCTTTCTGTAAGAACAATGCCACCATTCGGGCTTGTAATTCCAACTCGACGAATTTCGTCGGGTTGGATTTTAAAGTAGTCAACGCCCTCAATAAAGTGCTCTTTATTCTTACGAAAATTTCTTCCCGCCGTTCCCTCGGGTCTGCCGTGAACCGTGTCAATATCCTTGAATGTCACCACTCGCTTGCCATTGTAACTCCTTATGGAGAGTTTGCTGTTGTTAATGCTGATTGTATTTTCGTTCATACTCTCGCCCTCCTTGCTTCTGCCTTAGCGGCTTTCACGCCTTGAATGTACCCATAACGGAACGCGTCGTCCAATGCTTCAAAGGGAGCTGTGCAGGCGCTCCTGCTAAGCTCAAACATATCATCAAGCTGCGCACCGTAACGCGGATTAACCTTGATTTTCGATTTCTCGATTTTCTCTCTGACTGTCAGCTTTTTTCTTTCCATAATGCCTTTCCTTTCAAAAAAATACTTGACAAGGAAGCCGCCTAATGGTATAATGGATTTTAGACGGGCTTGCCTGTCGGGTGTAAAACGGTAACGCTTATTCTTCACTGTCGGCGTTGCCGTTTTCCTTTTTCTCGGCAGCTAATAACAAGTGAACACCTTGTCGTATTGCTTCAGTTCGAGTGATACCATGCCGCTCACAGTAAGCAAGCAAGTTTTCGTTTAGTTCATTATCAAATCGAACTTTTACATCAACGTCAAGCCGTTCCTTACCTATTAAGGGCCTGCCTGTTCTTGGAGACATTTATTTCACCTCACTTTTGCGTTCCATAAGTTAATTATATACTTTTGAGTTCCCAAAGTCAATAACTTTTTGAAATTTTGTAGATTTGCACAAAAATCAGTCCTGCTTTTTGACAAAACGGACAATTTATGCATTATGTTCTAACTTAAACTTATTCACCCCGGACATACTCACCGAAACAATGTCATTAAGGTACGGCTTTATGAACGAGAGCATATCAAAGGCGCAGGTTGTAATATTAACCAAAACCGTAAAAGAATTATCTTCGTTACCTTTAAAGCACTGAAGACCCATTCGCTGTTGTTGCAATTTTGCGCTCTAAATCTATCAAACGCAAATGCTATTTTGTCTCTGGATTCGATCGTTTTGCATTTTACGTCTAAGCGTTGGCTTGATAGCAGAGAATAGGTGTTATTTAGGGCAGCCAAAAATAAAAGCGGTGCCCAATAGTTTTCTATATTCATCATTACCTACCACCCATACATATCCAGATTTTCTATATGCGCCGAATACTTCTTCGCGACCTCAAACAGCGGCGCGTGAACATTGTGTTCCTTGTATGCTATAAACTCCACAGTTGCGCCGTCGAGGTTTGCCTCTCCCGCAGGATCAAACATATCAATCCCGTTCTTGTCGCGGTAATCGTTCAATATGCCGCAGAACTCTGTCCAGATTTCCCGAGCTGCGTCTGCCTCTACACACTTCGCCTTAAAGTATTGATTATATTTGCGTTCGTTGTCCATTTTGATTACCCTCTCATTCAGTACAAGTTTATATTCCTGGGCGAGCACCTTGAAGTCATCGGTCGCCGCATATATCACAAACACTCACTCTTGCCATTTTACTAACCCTCCTTTGTCAAATAGCCCCTGCTTGCGTAAACGCTTTAAGCAGCTTCGGAAACTGATGCGCAAACCAATCAACCATTTCTTCGTTGGTCGCCCATTCAGCCGCGCAGTTTAGTCCGCTTTCTGTCAGAAATGCGTGGATAAGCTCGTGGCGTATCACCTTTTTCTTGTAAACCTCCAGATTTCCAAGCGAATTCTTATCGGGCTCAATAATGCGCACAACACATTTGCAGAGCGTATGATCGCAATACCCGTCCGCGTTCTCTAAACTCTCGTCCTCTTTCCGTTCGTGTTCCTCAACAGTGTACTCCGTTCCGAGAACATCTACATTGCACAGTTTATGCATTTTACTCGTGTCTCCTCTCCCTTTTCAACCATTTCGCCCAGATAGCCCTTAAATTGCCCTGTATCGCGTTTTTCTTCTTAGGTATATCTCTATACCCCCTCAACAGTAAAAGCTCGTTC